TGTAGCTCGCCGCCTCTAATCTTAAAATAGATATTTGTATTACAAGGAATATCTTTACTTGGGCTACCAAGATCATTAACAGGATCCCACATTTGTAATACAACCCGACGTGAGTCAGGGTCTCTTTCTAACATATTTACGACGTGCCAAAGCTGATCGTAATCAAACTGTTTTCTCCAACGATATCCGTATGAACCGTTTAAAGTTTCATTATCGTCTGAAAATGCAGACATACCTGCATTAAAATGTTTTAGCTTCATTAAGTTGCGAGAACTACCTAACATCCATATCGCTTCATATAAATGAAAAAAAGGATTAGCGTCTCGTTCGGGATTAAACAGCACTCGCTGCCAAGGTTTGTTGTAGATAGTAGTTACTGGAGTACGACACTCCATCGTCGGGCCATTACGACTTTCTTGTTCTCGATAATTTACTGGGGATCTAAATAAGTCGACCCCTCTTAATAAAGCGTCGTTTACATTGACGGCGCTAATTATTTTCATAAAGACTCTCCGTTTGTAATATAAGAATATGTTCGATCTGCAAACGATTTAAATGCAATCTGCCTGAGAAATACGCTGCCCAATGAATCGCGTTAATTGCGTCCCGCCAGGTGTTTGGAGTGCGTTTATCTTTTATAGAGTATTGTAAAAATGATCCATAACAATGCATGACAAAATCTATATCTTCGTTTTCTAGGTCTATAATTAGTTGTTTAAGTTTTCCCATTCTTCCTCTCATATTTTTCAATTAACGGTCGATCTTTTTGTGAATAATCGTATACGCTTCGTGTCCGACCTTGTCCGTGTAATATCCGAGAGTATTTATCGAATTCACATAACCCGCCTTCGATCTCTCGCATCTCAAAAGGTTTATCAAACTGGCTCAAATCAATATTTTCTGTACACCATTTATAAAGTACTTGCATCTCACCGTTCCAATCCCAACTGCGTCTACAAAAATCTAACGGTCTACCCGTCAATCTATTTAATCCTCGCATCGCTCCTGGCCCAGCATTCGCCCACGAACAAATATCCTCAGCGTTTTCTAATAAATAGGTATGTCTTAGATCAGAAACTAGCTCGTAAGAAACGAATGGCCCGATATAAGGAAACCGAAGAAGGTAATGCCATGCGTCCGATAAAGATTTAAAATGTCCGAAGTCTTTTAGTATTCGCTCTCGTTCGACCCATATATGCGTAATACATTCAGCTACACCTGTTACTTTATCCATACGGTTAGGAGTTTTGACGATATACGCACCTGTAATCCATTTCGGTTGCTTTTTTACTTTTTCAATAGCTTTTAGGCGATCCCATTCGATATGTAAGTTATGGTCGAGTAACGTATGTCCTGTTTCTATAAGATTAAAAAATCGAAAGATAACCGTCGCCATCAATACCTCTGGCTTATTGCGCAGCGGCTCTCGAATATGTTCTCTAAACCAACGGGTAGTCCGATCGTCTTCTCGGAAAACTTGACAGAATTTAAACTCTTGTAGTATCGGGTCGAGAGTCCAAGGCGGCTCTAACTTCTCTTCCTCTTTTACTCGACGTATTCGTTCACGTTCTTCGATCCAATAAACGTAACGGTCTACCTCTGCCGGTATAAAGTTAGTCATTAGATTTTTCTTAAAATCCACGCACAGTTATTAGAAACTTCTGGATAAAACGTAGCAGCAATTACTCGTAAAAACTGTCTACCGTAGCGTTGTTCGAGTAATTCGTATTGATCAGGCCACCAACGCCATTCGTGATCGTCTTCGTCTTGAGCCATCGCTTTTTTAAGTTTCGGTAACTGACAAAAAGTGCCAACTACAGACTGTATTTTCCAGCCTCTAGTTTCATCTTCGAGTTCTTCTTTAAGCTCTTCGAAACCCCACTCGTAAACGTGGTCTTCTGGTAATTTATCGTTAGACCCGTCGTGGTTCGGAGTAGAAACGTAAATCAATCCTCCTGGACGCAATACACGATTAGCATCGTCGAGCCATGGTGCAATAAACTCGCGTCCCATATGTTCGATTACTTCTGTAGTCCAAAAGAAATCTATAGAGTTATCGGGTAAGTCGAAGGTAGGGTTTACTGTAAGGTCTTGAATATCAATCTTGCCATTAAAATTAGCAAACCATGTAGAATCTTCAACAAGCCCAGTAAGGCTGCTATACCCTGCTTTTTCATTAAGGCACGCAGGGTCGATATCTACGCCGCGATATGATCCGATAATGTCAGACTTTTTAACAGTGTAGGCTTTATATAAATTACGCAGAACCCATACTTCACCGCATCCTGCTTCTAATACATCTATCGGTCGCCCTAGTTTTTTTGCTTCTTCGATACACAAGGTAGATATCTTGTCGTACCGAGTCATATGAGTAATTTCGTCTGGACGCCAATTACCTAACATATTACCGCTGGCGATATCCATACGAGTGTTTTTACTATCGTTAATATTTTGGTCAAGCGTTTTTCTTATAGACGCCATAAGATTCTCCTTTCTACGGGTTACTACTTTACCTTATACTTTTTACCAAAGTAAAGGACTAAATCTGGAAATACTTTTGTGTTTGAGGTTCTATCAAAAACAAATTCTGTTTTGCTCTAGTTAGCCCTACATAAAAAACTCTGGACTCGTCGTCAGGGTTAGCTTGGTAAGACTTATAAATTCGGTTTGATATATCGGTTAGTAAAATTACATTTTCTGCTTCGCCTCCTTTAGCTGCATGAATCGTCGATAGTTTAATACGAGGCTCTTTAGTAATTTTTTCTCCCCGTCTAAGCATCGCTCGGATATAACTCCGTTCAGATACAGAGATACCGTCGAAAAGGTCGTACCAATATTCTTGTTTAAGTTCAGGTATATACGATTGCGCTTCTTCAAATGAGATATTACTATCAAAGTCGTTTCTTTCTAGGGAGGTAGGTACGCTAACCCGCATATAATTTAAGACTTTGATAAGATCTACGAGGGGTATCTCGCCGCCTTTGCGTAAAGTCTCCCAATCACGTACCGCTTTTACTTTCTTTTCGGATACTGAGTTGCGGTTTTTGGTTTTATAAAACCATCCTTCTGACCGACAGTGTTCTTCGATACCGTTTAGCAAGTAATTAGTCCGTGCTAATACTAACCAGTCTCCTGTTTCCATATCTATAGATTCGTAAGACTTTTCCCACGATACATGGCCTGCTTCTTTTCTAGGGTTCCAAGTCTTTTGTACCCGTGAAGCTACTTGTCCGATACAACGCTCGGCTAAAGTGTGGATAGATTTAGGGATTCTATAGGACTGTTTAAGAACCATCGCATCTTTAGAATTACGAATCAAATAATCTACGTCAGCGCCAGCCCACCGATAGATAGCTTGGTCATCGTCTCCTGCGATATAAATACGATCAGCTGATTCACATAACTTACGAACGACCGCCCACTGTAACGGAGATAAATCTTGCGCCTCATCTACGAACATAACGTCTAATCTAGGAGCGCGACCACGATCTAAAAACAACTGCAACATATCGGTATAGTCGATAAGTAATCTGTCGTTTTTAAATAATCGCAAACCGTTAGCGAATCGTTCTAAGGCAAACCAACCTACGACATCATCAGATTCATGCCACTGCGTTTCTAAACTAACTTGTCGCATCCTCGCTAAGTTTTCTATGAACATCAGCCGGTCATCTTTCGATATACCTGAGACGTGTCCATCATCCGAACTAATAGAACCTGTTAGTCGTAAGTTTAGTTTTTGGTTTAAATCGTTAAGGTCTCTAGCTCCCATTACGCTATCTTTCGATAATCCTAGTTGGAAAAAACATAGCGAATGTAATGTTCTAAAAAACGGCAGTTGGTTATTAGTAATCCCGAATCTCGACATCGCTCGGCTTTTACCCTCTTGCACCGCTTGTTTGGTAAACGTAAAGAACCCTATATCTTCTGGGCAAGTGCCTCGATCTAATTCTTCTTCTAACAAACCTAGTAGCGTGCTGGTCTTTCCAGTTCCAGGAGGGCCGAGGATTATTTGTGCATCTGACTTTAGCATTATAGCGGCGAGTCGTTAAATTCTGGCAGGGTATGAGATTCAATTTGTGTTTGAAACTCAGGTATATGCCAGACGTTTACACCCTTACCTTTTATATTGAAGAAATGCGCTTCGCCTCCCATATTTTTGAGCTTCGCCGTAAGTTTATTTCTAGGGTAATCCCTAAAGTTTTTACGGTGTAAAAAGTCCATTAAATCTGCTAATCTAAAATACGTTCTAGTATTTTCGTTCCAAGGTTTACCAAGTAATAATTCGTCACGTTCTCTAGCAGGGCGTTCTGTACAAAAAGTTTCTAACAATTCGTTAAAGTGACCTTCGGTAGACGAATTTGTTAAATTATCTAATAGTTGTTGAATAATAGTTCTCCATACGTTATCCCGTACTTTCGGTGGGATAATATTTAAACTGTCCATACATTTACGTTGGAACCGAGTCTGGTTTAATAATTCTTCTGTTTCTAACTCAAGCCTACCGCCCTCGACATCTAAGAACCAGATAGGTGGGTCACTGTTTTGTTTTGTCAAATTACTAAATAACGGCGTCCCTCCTGACGCACCTATCCCATACTTTCGGGTACGGCATAACGGACTATTACAATGTCCAGCTATCGGCTGATCGTTACATTTATAAAAGTAATCTTTTTTCTGTACTTGTTTGGCTACACCTAATACTTCTTGCGCACTAAGTGGCGGGTTAAAGTGTTTATGATTAATCTGTTCTATACGTTTTTCCCAATCGTCTGGAAATTTCTTACGCAAGAATACACCTACGTTAAACAATCCAGAGTTACGCATACCTTTCGGAAAGCCTTGCGCTATCAGGTGTTCTAAACACGGAGGAGAATGGTCTAACCATTCTGAATCTTCAATAATCGGGGTAACTTCTAGTTTTTCTAAATCTTCTTCTGTAAGGATAATATCATCACAATACTCTAGAAATTTCTCAGGAGTTAATACCGCTCCCGTACCGCTAAATCCGTAGCTAGTAGCGTCCTCACCGCCGAAATACGGCATCTGTAACGGACTACCCCTATCCCCTCGCTCTAATAAAAGTTGGGTTTGTTTTGGAAATACTTCTGATTGTCCGAAACCTATCGCCGCTGATACCTGTCGCAATTTACGTTGCATAAGGGAACACGGGACAGGGTCGAATACAAATAAAAATATATGAGCGCCACCGCTTTTAGATCGCGTTACGACCATAGGCAACTTAAACTTTTTTATCTTTTTTGATAGCCCTTTTAAATCTAGAGGATAGTCGTCTATATCTATAGCGCCCCAAACACACATATTATTTTCGTCTATCGGAACGATTCCTAGGCTTCTTTCTCCTTTTAAATGCTCTGCCCAAATATTTATTAATTCTTTTTGATTAAGCGTTTGTGAAATTGTTACATACTTACCTTTTGCTTTACCGTCTTCTCTCGTTTCTTTCGTCGGGGTAAAGACACTATAACCGTGTCTCAACCCCGCGAAACGGGCGGCAAATTGCTCCTGTATCGACATTGCTCACCCTTGTAAAACTAAAACGGTACGTCTTCGTCATTGTCCTCGACGTTAGTAACGACACCCTCTTGCTCATGTTTTACTTCAACTTCACCAGACCTAGCGGCCTTCATAAAATCTAAAGCTAACATTGCTAACGACATAGGGGTCGGTCTGCTCTTTTCTATAGATAAACCCATCCAGCTATATTGGTCGTTCGATTGTGGGATCGTAGTAAGGTTATAGATATAAGAAAACATCGGAGCCGCTACGGTATCACCTTTCGCATTTTTAACGCGAGCGTTATTAAGCATCGTATTCCAACGACGACTAAACCCTAGTTGAGATGACGTAAGACTAAGTAATACTTGTTCAGGTACAGCTTCATCTGCTACAAGAATACAATAATATTCCGCAGTTTCTACTATCTCATTATCGTTACCCCAGATAAAACGACCTTTATCGTTTTTAGTACACTCTTTGAGTACAGACGCAGAGTGTTCGTCAGATACAAAACCGCCACCTTTTTCTCTCGGAATCCATTCGATATACTTTTTCTTATAAGCACACGGGATAATCGCTACGCCTTCTGTACCGTCATATACCGATTCGGTAACGGTATTAAACAAGTTGCCTTCTTCAGCCCCTTGTATATATTTACCGTCACTTTTCTTTAGTTGTGGGGACATTGATTGCAGCACCCGTAAAAACGGTATCGCGTAATCATCTGCCCCAGCTTCTTCCAACCCTGTACCCGCCGATAACAAATCGTCATCGAAAGGGATAATGTCTGAGGACTGAGCCTCAACAACTTTCTTATTAGCCATATATACCTCTATTTGATTTTGGCGCGGGATCCGACGAATATCCCGAATAGGTCTGCAGGAAGGTCTTTCCCGCTCGTCATTTGTTCTTTCACAAAAGCGTTTAGCGTCTGTGGATGAACACTCTCTTTAACAGCAGGGTCTAACCCTTTCTGTTTGAGACTTTGAATAGCGTCATTAGCTTTATCGCCTTCGTCCTTACCGAAACGTAAGTTGACTTCGTGTTTGATAATGCCGCCATGATTATTAGATAAAAGCCATGCATGGGCTGCTTGACGATTTTTTTCAGAGATATAACCTTTATAGAATTCGTTAATAGTTATTTTCGCACCATTAGTAAGTACAATCTCTTTGAGGTTAGCTGTTTGCATCGCCTCTGGTAAAGATTCTTCTTCGTACACTCGTAAGGCTTCTTTTTGTGTTTTTAATAACACTTCCGTTTCTTTAACTTCTTCTTGTAGTTTTTGTAACTGTTGAGCTATAGAACTAATTTTTGCGTACTCGCTATCGAGCGTCGTTTCGTTCCATTCCTCTTGAGAAGAAGTACCTGTTAGTTCTTCAAACGATAAAGTTTTATCTTCATCACTGGACATATAAATCTCCTAAATCAGTTTCGTCAGGGTAGGTATTTCCACGAATAGAAAAAGCTACTGGGTAGTAAGTCATATGCTGACGATCCCATTTTAAAACTCTATATCTACCGTTTTTCTGTGCAGCTATCGCGCAACAAATTCCTATTGCTGCGGGGTCGCCCATTAACAATAAATAATCGTCGTCATTAAAATCTAGTAGTTTTCTTTTGAGCCTGTTAACTTCAGGGCCAGTAGATAACATAAGATTGGTTTTTGCTGGTAGCAAAAGTTCTAAGTCGCCGTACTTATGAGCAGGGACTAAATTACGTCCAGGAACTTCTTGGACTACATACACTGTCATTTCTAATTTCTCCTTTATAGACGTTTACCTTAACCTAGCGCCTTTTCGAGAGTAAAGGGCTATCTCCTATTAGCTATCTAGAAATTTTATTTTTTATAAAAAAATTTATAAATCGCTTTAATAGACTAATACCTCTAATAGATTCAATGTTAAGTGCTTGTTCTTACTAACGATTTCATAGAGAGGAAAACTAATAGGAACTATTAGAAGTATTAAGAGGCGTCCCGTAAAACGGAACAATTTATTTATTTTCTAAATTCTATATACTTACTATTAGAACTTAGAAAGGACTAGCTTTGAAATACCAATTTAAAACGGAGCCGTTTGCGCACCAAAAAACTGCACTATTACGTTCATGGAACAAACCTAATTATGGTTTTTTCATGGAAATGGGTACAGGTAAATCAAAAGTATTAATAGATACGATCGGTATTTTGTACGGTAAAGGTGCAATTAATGCTGTTGTTATCGTAGCGCCGAAAGGCGTATATCGGAACTGGTCTACGAAAGAGATACCTGACCATATGCCTGACTATATAGATACACATATCGCGGTATGGTCGCCTGCACCCCGCAAACAAGAAAAAGCAGATTTAGTAAAACTATTTCATACTGATTTAGATAAACTCAAAATATTTTTAATCAACGTCGAAGCGTTTAGTACACCGAAAGGTGTAAAATTTACTGAGAATTTTATCCTCAGTCATCAAGTATTGTTCGCGGTAGATGAATCTACAACGATTAAAAACCCGAAAGCCTCTCGCACGAAAGCGATTACGAAACTAGCTAAAAATACAAAATACCGACGCATCCTTACTGGGTCACCAATTACACAATCACCGCTAGATTTATATAGCCAAACAGAAGTTTTAGATACAAACCTTCTTGGCTATACCTCTTTTTACTCTTTCCAAAACCATTACGGTGAAGTAGTTAATCGTTATTTCGGTGGTCGGACTGTACGACAAGTCGTTGGGTATCGGAACTTAGACGAACTATCACAAAAATTAGATAGTTTTTCTTACAGAGTTTTAAAAAGCGATTGTCTAGACCTGCCGGAAAAACTTTATATCCGTCGGGATGTAACCCTTACTGCCGAACAAAAGAAACTTTACAGTGAATTAAAAGAGTTAGCGATTACTGAACTAGCTAATCAAGAAACCGTTAGTGTTACGAATGTACTCACGCAACTACTTAGGTTACACCAAATAGTTTGCGGTCATATTAAAAGTGACGACGGCATAGAAACGCCGATTAATAATAATCGTATCGACGAACTTATCGAAGTTATTGCAGAAATGCAAGGTAAAGTAATTATTTGGGCGAACTATCGCCAAAACATTTTAGAGATAGTAGAAACGCTACAAGGTTTGTTTGGTGCGGATGCAGTAGCTTCTTATTTCGGAGATACAACTCCTGATGAACGAGAGCGTGTAATTAAACAATTCCAAAACCCTGATTCACCGCTTAGGTTTTTCGTAGGTAATACGCAAACAGGGGGTTACGGGATTACGCTTACCGAAGCGCAAAACGTAATTTATTACTCGAATAATTTCGATTTAGAAAAACGCTTACAATCAGAAGATAGAGCGCACCGTATCGGCCAAAAGAACAACGTAACTTATGTTGATCTCGTTGCTAAAGATACTGTAGACGAAAAAATCGTAACGGCTCTGCGTAATAAACTTGATCTCGCCCAAGAAGTCTTAGGCGATGATAAATGGGAAGATTGGTTAACTTAACAGTGCTCGTAATTCATCAGCTGCTTGTTCTACAGCCATTAGAGCTTGTTCAGGTGAACCCGATATTTGTAACGCAGAAGTCGCTATACCAGTAGCTACGTCTTGAGTAGAAAAACTATCTTCCATTTCGTCAGGCATCATCGGTTCTTCTTCCATAGCCATAAGTTCACCTAATCTATCATCTTCCATAGGCGGTTCTTCGGCCATCATTGAGGGTGGAGGCATAGGTGGTTTAGGGCCAGCCGCAGCGGGAGGCGGAGGCATCGGCATAGGAGGCCTCCCACCGGCAGGAGGAGGGGGGATTGGGGAACTACCGGCAGGAGGCATTGGACTAGCGCCAGCTCGTAATTGATCTAAACGATTCGGCGGGTTATTCATTGGAGGTATCATATTTAATTCCTTGGTACGTTAGGCCGGAAAGCATTTTGGAACGGTTGTACGTTTGTATCGAAATTTGTTAAATCCATTATACCATTAGAAACTTGACCGCCCATATTTCTTTTATCAGGGTTATACGACATACCGCCAGTAAACGGATTATTATACATCCCGCCCATAAACGGCTGATTTCTTTCGTTATATTCTTCAGGGCTAAACGGTTCGTTAAATTCACTATAACTCGGCGTAAATGTTTTTAAATACGAGGTAAATGGGTCTGCGCCTTGTGCTTCGCGCTGTCCTTCAATAAGGCTCGCCATCGGACTACCTCCCGGAAGGAACGACGTACCCGAATCAAATTGTGAAGTAGACCCTGTTCGTGGGCCGGTAGGCGCGGACGCTGCATAAAAGTTTTGTACTTCTTGTTTTGCATCAGAGATTTGTTGGTTTACTGCATCAGCTTCATATTGTGACGTTACGTTAGCATATTGACTTTCTAAATCTGCAATACGTTTAGTTAATGCATCAATCGTTGTACTAGAATCTTCAGGTAAATACGCTTCTAATTGTTCAGGTGTTAAATAGTTTTGAAATAAACTTTCTAATCCTTGTATATCTTCTTGGGTTGCGTAAGTCGACATGTCGAGACCCGCTAACCCTTGTTGAACTAATTCATTAATTTGTTCTTCGGTTAGTGATGCTGCGATACCTTCTGCATCCGTAGCTTCATCGACTTCTTGACCGATAATTTCTCTTATTTGGTCTTCAGTAAGTAACCCTTGACTAAAAAGTTGCGCTAATTGATCTTCAGATAATTGATAATTACCAATTAAAGTTTGGACTTGTTCTTCTGATAAAGTCCCGTCTTCAATTAACCTTTGTATTTCTGCGCCGGTTAATTGGCCTGTACGAAACCGCTCATCGAAATCATCTGAATCTTGGGGACTCGGCCCACGATCCGTAGGTTCTTCTTCTTGTTGTTGCGGAGGGGTAAAAGTATCGAAATCAGGTTCACTAGCTTCCCAAGCTGCGAAGTCTTTATCATATTGTTTCTTTTTTCTATTATACAGTATTGTCGGCCCGATACCCCCTGACGGTCTGCGTGGAGCTTCTGGTTTCGATTGTTGCCAAAGTGCGTAAGCGTCTGCAAAAGTTGTCGGTTGTGCGGTACTCGTATAAGGGATCGTAGAAGTATCATTAGTAGAAACAGGAGCCGATGTAGTGGACGTATTCACGTTACCCGTCGCCCGAGCGATCTCGGGATTATTACGCATAAACGCTTCTAAATCGACATCGCCACCCCTGCTCATTTGGGCGGGTTCGATTTCAACCATATCTAGATCAGGTAGCGGTGGTTCAAATATCTTAATTTTCATCGTCGAACATCCTAGAAAATAAGTCAGCGATACCTTCTACCGGCCCTTGCAATGCTTTTATCGCCCTGTCATAAGTATCTTCACTAGTTTCAGAACCAATATCTACTTCTCTAGCTACGGCTAACGCACCAAGAAACTTATAAAAATCTCGACGAGAAATTTCATTTGCCCTATTTTTAAGGAGTGCGTCAAGTTTAGTTGGATCAGCTAAAACTTCTAGTAGGTCACTTTTCGCTTGATCACGATACCCCATCATTAAAGCAGTAACTTGCCGACCTGTTTGCGTCAGTGGGGGGATAAAAATTCTTTGAGTAAACGAAATCTCTTGTAAAAAATCATCTATTGTTTGATTAGCTGCTGGGCCTTGAGACATAGGACTTCTTGCTGACCTTCGTACCCCACGATCTAAAATTTGTGCTAACATTCGCAAGTTTTTCGCAAACTCTAGTCCTTCTTCTTTACCAAGTAGAGGGCCAAAGATTTGGCCTAATTCGGAACTACCCTCTTGTCCACTTCTTACGCCACTTTGTATAAAATCAATAAAACGGTTTACGTCTAACCCTCCAGAAAACATCGTGTCTCCTGCGGTTCTAGTCGTTTCAAAGTTCTTTTGGAAAAAGTCTCTAGTTAGTGCTATAACATAAGGCCGTAATTTGGGGTTTTGTTTAATTAGTTCTCCAAACTCTCGACGAGACATCTCTGCTGCACCAGTTAATCGTGCACTACGGCCTTGTAATAAGAAGTCGCTAATAAATTCAGCGGGAGATTTGCCTAATTTCTTTTCTAATTCCAATAATTCTTCAGCTGCTTCAGCAGTATCTTTTAGAGCCTGCTCTTGAACTTCTTGAAAATTAGTTAGCTTTAAAAACTGAGCTTCAGGAAATAACGCTTTTAATTGATCAGAATTCTTTTCTAAAAATTTAGCATAGGCTTTATTTTGTTCTGCTAACGGTAAGCTGCCCATAGACTTACGCATATTCTCGATAACTAACTGACGCAAGTTTTGCATACGGACGATAGAATCAGGTAGCTGATAGATCTGATCTAATAACTGAGTAATTTGCTTAGGGCTAGAAGATAAAACGAAATCGGCTATTTCCGAGGGTTCTTTATCTACTAATTCACGAATAAATCTTCGCTCAATAGCCTGATTAGCCTGACGTAACCTAGCTTGAGCTTCAATTAATGGGCCAGCTATTTCTTGTACTTTTTCTCCAAGCACTTTAGCAGTAGGCGCTTCAATCCCTTCAGCTGCTAATTGTTTACGCGCCTGAAAAGTAATTAAATCATCTATTTGCGCTTCTACTGCATCGCGCAATTTCATCGCTACTTCTCTAACTCCTCGGTCAGAGCTTTCCATAAACAAACTGTTTAATGCGTTTTGCATTCCTGCTAACTGTCCGAAATTTAAATCAGCCTGCTTTAAAAACTTGTTTCCTCCTGGGCCAGTTTCCATCCTAACGCCGAGTAATTGTTTTAGGATGCTGACCCCGTCTCGCATCGGGATCATACTTTTAATTACATCCGACGCTTCGACTTCGCCTAAAGTACGCATAATCGCGTCTTTATCTTCGCCAGCGTTAAATGCTGCGCGAAAAGCTGGAATTATTTGCGTCGCTGAATCAGTTTTACGATCGTATTTAAGACCTGATAACGCATCTATTTCTCTAGCTACTGAATCTTTTGCAGCGTTATACGCTTCGTCAGATTGAGCTAAAAATTCAGGACTATTACGTTTAAAAATCAAACTTCCTGATTCTTGGTCTCTCGTAAACGTAGAACCTAGCTCATCAATCGTAAGCATTTGCTCAGGAGGCTGTTCAGGTAAAACTTCGTCTAGTTTTGCGCCTTCTTCGATATCGCGGATCTTGAGTTTCGCAGCTTCCGCAGCCTGTGCTGCGTAATCGTCCTGTTGTTTCTTTAAAAACTCACGAAAATCTGTATATGAAATACCCTTTAGTTCAGGGGCGTTTTCAGTAAGCTCCTGCCAAAAATTAAATGCAGCATTTTCGTTATTATTAACGACGTCTTCGTAGGCTTGTCTGCCTTTAGCAGTAGTAGATAGCTGTGAAAATAATTCTATCTCTAACGATTTTAAGAAATCGTCTTGAGTAAGTTCCCCTGCTGTTGGGCGATACTTTGCTACTGAGTCTCCTACCGCACGAGCCGCTTGCCGAGTTCTTTCCGCTAATTCTTGGGATGTAAATTCTTCGCCAGTTCCTTTTGTTTTAACTTTAGCGATAGACGCTCGTAATCTATCTATTACTGGCTGCGGGATATTAGAGCCTGTTATAGTTTTCCATACCTGACCTAGTGTTGCCATTGTCGTACCAACAACAGCTGCACCAGCTCCACCTAAAAGAGCAGCCAGCCCTGCATCTTCGAAAGCTCGTTCGATAGATACATCATTAATACCTTTAGCATTGCCGTAAGCTAATTGTGCAAATCTTCCTATACCTGCGGAAAGCCCAGCAATTGCAACTGTACCTGCTCCACGACCGGCTTTACGACTAAGCGTTGTTTGTTCGACACCTTCACCGATTAATTTACCTAAACCTTTTAATCCGACAGCTTCAGCAACTAGAGCACCCATCTCCTGCCCTAATGCTGTAATTAATCCTTCTGTTCCAGCTTCTAAACCAAACTGAGGACGTAAAGGTACGAACCTGCCGTTAGTAGACTCATCACGGATCGCGAGTCCCATACTTTTATCGCGAGGATTGATATATCTAAATTCAGCGTTAGGTGATTCTTGTTCTAATAACTTTTCAGCTTCGAACGGCGTTATATTAATCGGAAAGAAAAATGCTTTAACGCGCCAAGGAGAATTTTTATCAATAGAACCACTAGGGAACTGGCCTTGCATATATTTTCTGTAAAAACTTTGGTCGCCCTGATAAATTACATCTGGATCTATGCCAAACGAAACAAGTTTTTGACGCTCCTCTTCATCGAGTATAGACTCAGTAAATCCGGAGTAATCCGTAGCATCTTCTTTAACAGGAAGTTGAACAGGCGCTGTTGCTCCCATTCTTGCAGGAAACAGTCTACGTCGGGGTTGCGGTTCGGCTACCGTTTCTAAAGGTGCGGTATTTAAACTTAACCGAGTTTGTTCTACATCGTCTAGCGGTAAATAATGCAGTAAATACTTATTTACAGCATTAGCTATTTCTATATCGTCATCGTCCACAAGTGCAAGAGCTTGTTCGTCTCCTTGTTCCGCCTGTTGTTGTAAATATTCTGATTCTAAAAAAGAATTTAAACGGACAGGGTCGTTCTCGAAAATCTCACCAATGGTAAAGTTACCTTCCCCACCAACGGGAGCGGCAGTTAACTTTTCCTTAAAAGCATAGAACTGCGGAGTTTGCAAATACTCGTCTAAGACTTGGATACTTGGATTCTTGCTCATAGTATCTGCGTCTACTTAGTTTGTTACGCGGATGCGAGGTTGATACGGCGTTACTGTAGACCGTGTTTTACGACCAGTCGACCCAAGGTCAATATCGCTTTCGCCAACTAAATTAATCTGGTCTTCAGTAATACCGTAATGTGGGAAAATATCTTGCATATAACGGTTATATAAAAGTTCTCGACTTTTTAATCTTTCTAAAATCGGAACATAGCGGATACGTCTATTTTCTTTATCATGTACAAATTGATATGCTGCGTTGTTTCCTGCAACCCTATTAATCGTTGTTAATACGTCTGCAGCAGCTTTTTCTTGTTCCTTCTCAGTCGAAGCAGGATCTGCTATTATCTGTAGAAGCTCCCTAGGAACTTGTAAAGAACCCACTAAATAAGCGTTAGTTCTTACAATATCGGGCTTAGTGTGTGATCTAGCTCGGTTTGCCAAATCTCTAAACGGCCCATCGTCAAAAGTTTGAAAACGTCCTTTAACAAAATTAGTCAGCTTTTTACCGACGAGTTTAGCGTTAGTATCGCCAAACCCTAGTTGTTCTAAGAAGTTAATTACGTCTTTATCTGAAAGAGACGTACCTGTTTGGCCATCTGCTGCTGCAGCAGCGTAAGCAAGCCGTAATTGACCTGCTGAAAGTAGTCCTCTTTTTACAATGATATCTTGAAAACTATCGTCGTCTAAATCTGCTTGTGTAAGTCGGTTACTAACGCCTTGGTCTTTTGCTCGGGATTGCACAACTTTTAAGGCAGTAATAAGTTCTTGTTTAGCTGCTTCTTTATCCTCGTCAGAAGCTGACTCACTGTTCACAATCTGACTAAAATTATTAGATGCAAGCAGTAACTTAGTTAGACTTACTGAAGATCCCGTATCTTGACCTTGATCATAGATAATTTTACCTACCGAACGATTAGACGAAGTCTCAATTAGATTAAACGCCGAATTAATTTCTTTTCTCAATCTATCTAAAAATCCAGGAACACGACCTATATCAGTTAAAAGTTCCGGTTTCGTTTCCGCTTCCATAGCAATCGGAATAATTTCCGAAGCAATATTCGCTACTTCAAAAGTAGCTAATTCACGATCCAGCCTACCTTCAAATTGTTTTACAACCGCAGGGTCAGAGCCATCTAGTTGTTGTAATTCAGCTAGTTCTTGATCGTAAGGAACCCAATTATCACCGAATTCCGCTCTTAACGACTCAGTAGTGGTGCGTTCGTTATCGCCTCTGCGATTACGGGGATCTTTTAACAATATTCTAGAGTCTCGGCCCTCTGGGGTTTGCATAAATTGAATTTGCCCAAACCCTACCTGACGATGCACTGTATCCCACAGTTTCACGTCTTTTGGTTTTCCTGGATCAGTGTCGTCTAAAGTAAGCGATTCACGAATAAAGTATTGCCCTTTAGGAACAGGTACTTCTGAACCATCTTCTCCAATAACGAAATCAACTGCAGCGTCCCCTTGACTAAGAACATAACGGGTAGATTGATCAGGAGAGATTAAAGCAGTACGCTTAATTGGTGCAAACGTACCATCGTCTTGTAATACTGCGCTATATGAAATCTTACGGGTAAAATTACCTACGTCTGCTAATTTTTGACCTCGCGCAGTCTCTCTTGCTAAATACGCTTTAAGTCTTTCTTGATCTAAAGCCCCTTCTAATTTCTTACCCGATTGTGCAGCAGAAATAAAAGAAGCAACAGAGCCGTCGTCTTCGTCTGCGAAAGCTAATGCAGGAGCGTAGGTCAGAAGTTCACTAAGACCTTTCCCTAATGTAGTTTTTTGTCGAGGTAATTTTGTTGACGGTAAAGCAGCCTCTACTCTTTGACGCAGTTTTGTTTGTTCTGCTAAATAAGGATCAGTAGGGATAGCTGTGCCAGTAGTCGGATCGACAATTCCAAATTCTTGTCTAACAGCAGGGTCTGATTTAAATAGTTTATCTTCCAAACCTGGGATTTTTGCAAGACCCGCGAGTCCTGCTTCAGCTAAAAACGGCGAGGATGCGCCTAACAGCGCACCAAGGATCTGTTTTTTAGGGTCTTTTTCGTCGCGTTGTATTTGTGGACGAGGTGTAGGTGCAAATTGAACTGAACGTACAGGCGTAACTTTAGGTGCTTGAACTAAATTAGCAATACCCCCGCCACCGCCGCCGATATTAAAACCGAAATTACCTCGACCTTTAGCCATGCTACGCCCCTAATTTACGCGAAGCCATCGGGAAACGAGCGTTTACTATCCCGCCCATTCGTCTTTTTTGAGGTACTTGGAAACCCATTTTCCTAACAACTTCAGGTGCTTTATTAGCTAAAGAAGCTAAACCTTTATTTCCTTCAGGTATCGGTTTACCGCCTGTCGCCCCGCCGCTTTGCATCCCGAAAGTGCTATACCCAGTAGTACCGTATGGATTTTGTTGGGTTGCGCCAGAATAACCAAAGCCTCCAGCTAGAGGGCCAGCACCAGTTAAAAAATTAGCGTAACCAGACATTAACTGTTGCGGCATATTATATTGCCCAACAAAGTTTTGGTAATTTAAATCCATTAATGCTTGGTTTCTAGCTCGGTCCATCGCGCCGACGTTCATCATCGAAGAAACGTCTCCCTGTCGGAAACCTACTTCTTGGCCAGCTAACCCTTGCATTGCGCCTGCAGCACCTGTTTGCGCTCCAGATAATTGACCTGTTAACCCTTGTAATTGTCCCGCTGTACCAGAACCAAAACCGTATAGTTGCGAACCAGCACCAGTTAAAGCACCTGCTGTACCCATCCCAGCTCCGTAGCGTTGAGCACCTAAACCGCTTAATAACGAAGATAAACCTGATTGTGCACCGCCTACTTGTGCGCCTAATCCTGATTGCAGCCCAGCGGCTTGTGCGTCTGCTGCTCGTTGCCGAGCAAACTCATTCATCGCTGCGTCGCGAGAACTACCGAACCCAGCACTACGAATAGCGCCAACTTCTTTCATCATCGCTCGGGTAGCGGCGTCTGTAGATTCTTGTTGACCAAGTCTAGACCTAGCGCCTCCGAAAGATCCTTGACCTACTTCAGAAGCAAACCGTGCGATATCGCCTTGCGCTTGTCCTTTTTGAATATCCGCAATCGTTTGTTGTACAACCGCATCTTCATAAGGATCAGTATATTGACTAATACTAGAAGGGTCGAAATCTCTTTGACTTCGACGAATATCCCGACTCGCCCTATCTATAAACGGTTGTTGCGCTGTTACACTACGTCGAGCTGCTCGTTGCGCTCCTCTTAAATCACCTGTCAACCCTCGTTGAGCAGCTTGAGTCGCGCCTACCCCTGTACGAGTATAATCTTCACCTTGTTGTTGTGCTCGTAATTGAGCAGCTTTAGCTTCTGAAATACCTCCAGCTTGCGTAGCTAATGCTTCTTCGGTTAATCCTTGAGCGCGAGCTAAATACGGAGCGTATGCGCCGATACCTGCGTCTGCAAGTTGCATCGCATATTGTTCTCTAGGAGAAAAATCTGCAATCCGTTCGCCAGTATAAGTAAACGGATTAGTATTCTCTCCACCTGGATTTTCTAATTGAGATTGGTAGTACTGTTGGACTTGTGGGAATAACCCAAAACCCCCAGACGACCCTGTCCCGAATAACATATCATAAATACGTCGGTCGGGAGCTTGATAACTATATGCTGTTTCAGACATTACGCTTACCAAAGTTTATTTTATCAAGAGCCGCGATCCCTTTTTCAAAATCGCCGCCGCCCATATTTTTTACGCCTTTTTCAGAAACGACATATTCTCTATCGCTTGCCCATATTGGAACTAAATCTTCTTTTGGCCCTCCTGGGCCATCGACTTCGCCGCCTTGTATAAACAATTTACGATTAAGTACAGAACCTTCTTCAGGTTTACCACCTGCAGCCATACCGATACGTTGTGTTCTAACTTGCGAAGGTTGGAATCTTGGGCGGGGTGCACGGAAAGGCGTTCTACCGCGATCTTTATCACGACCGCCGATTGCTTGCCCAATAATTTTACCAACGTCGTTGCCTGATCTTTCTAAAACCCTAGCTACTTCAGGATTATCTTCTAAATACTTTTGGAACTTTTCTAAGCGAGTAGCCTCTGGGAGTAAAGGGTTATCAGTAGGGTTTATAGTTATCGGAGAGTTGACTGCATCGATGACCTCTGTGACAGATGCAGAAGCAGTCGGTTCAACTCCTGGAACTGCGGCTGCGTCAAGAGCGGCTAAACTTTCTGTCGCAGCTTCTCCACTAAGTTCCGTCGGAGCACTTGCGAAAACATCCGCGATACTACTACCAACATTACCTATTCCTTCTACAGCAGAAGAACCAAGCTTTGCGAGAAACTCAGCTAACCCACCAATAAACGCTTCTTTAGGCATTTCTTGTAACGGCGCGTCGACACGTTTACGGTATTCTTCGTTAAGTGCATTAACTAATCGTTCACCGCCGATATTACCGATACCTGTATTAGCACCATACGTTGCGTATTTATTAAGAATATCCATCGTAACGTCGCGAGGTAGCCCAATATCTTCGCCTTGCTCCATAAATTTCGTAGCGTTAGATTCTGGGTTCATCATCGAAGTAATCAACGAAGAACTTTGTTCGTCATCGAAAAGTCGTGTCATGATTTTTTCTTCTTAGCTGGCTTTTTCTTTTCTGTTTTCTTAGCAGCTTTACCGCCTTTCATAATATCTTTATCGACAGTAGCAGCTTTACCACCTGTTAAAACAGAATTTACACGAGCCATAGCCCATTGGTGCTGTGAAGTTCCAGGACGGTGTCCTGTTTTATACGCAGCAAGCCCTCGTTTATAAACGCGAGACAGTTGACCAGCGGTTACTTTTTTGCCTTTTTTACGAGCAGCTTCCGCTTTATTAGATAGAGCTTTTTTAGTTTTATCTGAAAGACTCATGACTTCGTGCCAAACCTCTCTTTAAACCTGCGAGTATATTTAGACTCAATGGTTTTCCTACGCTTACCTTTTTTCTTATCAGTAGAAAATTTATAAGCTGAAGGATCGTCCATCGCCTTCTTTTTATTCCTAGCTATTTCTTTCTTGCGCTTTTTCTTTTCTTCCGCAGAAAGCCCAGCTAAGTATTTCGCAGGGACTTTAGGTTTTTTCTTCGTCTTTTTCATGACTATAAAGCTACTACGATATTACCATTCGTAACAACTTGGACTGTGCCTACGCTCCCTGTTGCACTCAGCCCTGACGTACTTGGGGTCGATAAATTCTCCCAAATATTACCCAAATATACTTGAAGAACGCCTTCGGTAGTATTCCAAATAATATCTCCATCAGCAAATTGTCTTTGATCACGTTCTGGGCTTGTAAACTGTGGGGTCGCACTAGGGTCAAAAGCATCTAAATTTATCTCTAATATCCGGACAAACCTGTTAAAAGTTTGCGCATCTACTAGCCGCGAATAATACGGATTTAGTAAAGGCAATCTGCCCTGCAGCAGTTTTGCCATTATCGTCTACCGTTAGGCTGTAAATCTAAACGTGTTGCACCTATAACAAACCCAACCCCTAATCGTGCTCCCGTATCCGCATCATCATCTGATTCAAACCGTACTGCGGCTTGCCTAGCCCTTGCACGAGTATCAATTTTCGTCGTAGACGCTGTAAATGCAGTCGTTTGATCGGTAGTTAAACTTTCTCCTGGAAAATTTCTAGCTTTTAAAACGACGTTTAACGTCTGTGTAGAACCACTATCCCCTGTAAATTTAACATCAGGAATAAATCTACGAATAAATTGGAATTCTTCGCCATCTCCGATATCGAAATCTGCACTTTCGATAAATACGTTATCCATCGGGACACCGTCATCGTCGTGCCCTGTTTCGTGGGAGTAGATATAATTTCTATCGTCTGCAAATCCTGCGGCTCTTGGAAAAGCGACGATACCTTCGTCTAACCAAGCTGTTCTAGATAACTCTCCTATAGCCCACGTTCCTTCGACATAATTAAACACTACATATTTACTAATCGTAATGCTATTCGCAGCACAGTAAAACCAACCGACTTCATTAAATTGTTTATTTAAAAATCCAAAAACTTGGAATGCTTGTTCTGAATTAAGATCGTCGAATACAAAACTATGGACACTACAAGGTAAAGGAACTACTGACCCGTTATAAGTGTAAAAACCTTTTTTATCCATCCAATAAACGCCAGTAGGCGAATTAATCGCAGCGTTAGGCCCAATCAAACTAACACCTTCGTTTACTAGCGTTAACCCGAAAGTATTCGGTGGGCCAATAAACTGCAAACTATATAAAGCTGCGTCTGTCCAAACTAATGTTTCTTGTCTAGCTCGTAACCCGCCGATAATTTCTGAACCTGCAGAACAACGAAGAGACCCTGCGGTATTAGTAGCTCGAGGTTCAAAATCTAACGGGTTTTCTTGATCAGAAAACGCGATTAATAAAGGATCTATAGCTCCTGAACGAACAGAACCGTCCATAGGATCTGCACCTAATACGATAACGTGTCTATCAATATCAGAAACTAAAACTTGTAAACCTAGCGTTGGGACTTGATTAGCGTTAGCGATACTTGATAAAGCTACGGCTCTTTGACTTGAGGAAGAAAAATCCCAGAAGAAAACGCCACCTGCTCTAACATTAACGATTAAATCTTCGCCAAAATTATCTATAGACCATAGTCGTAATTGATTATTAGCGGCTAACGAACTGGTAGACCCCCAAGTACCTGACCCCCAAGCCCCAGCACTCCAACCTGTGCCGGAGACAAATACATCTAAGCCGACGCTAATTTGATAAGCTCCAATCGTAGAGCTACCTCCGTTACCAGTATCAGATGAATTAGCTGTAACCGTAACGCCGTCCGTATCTTTTGCTGTAATTGTAAATGCGTTAGCGGAAGTAACAGCAGTAACTTGATATTCTTGATTTAAAACAGCCGCAGTAATATTACCGCCTAAAGAAGCAGCGCCAGAAAAAGTAACGAAATCGTTTAAATCTGCGCCATGAGCAGTATCTGTAACAGTAATAGTTGAAGAGCCATCTGACGCAGAAAAAGTAACATCTCCAGCACTTGTTGTAGATCTAATAGGAGTAATGTCGTTATAATTATCTCCTTCTTGCCAATACAATTTAAATGTTGTACCTATCGCAAAAATACGAGTACCATTTAATGTAACGTATGCGTGAAGTTTTCTACCTTTTCCTTGTATAGATGAAGTGAGATATTTAACCCAGCCTCCTATTTTTTCGGGTAATCCTTTACGAAACCGAACTAAATTAGCATCAAACCAACCACCTTCAGCAGTATAGTCAGTACCTTCTTTATTTATCCCAGGATTAAAAATAAATTTTTGTAAAGGCATTACTGATATTCACCTGTACGGATCATTTCGGTTACTCTAACCGCACGATTACCTACCTGTTCTGCCCACCGGCTATCTAAAAACTCGTCTGCCGCGATATCAAACTGCTCTCTCGACATAGCTTCTAACGCTTTGATAAAACCTCGTAATCTAGTTAATCCGAGGTTAAAACAAATATCTATCATCGCATCTTGTCTAGCTTCTGTTAAAGCATTAAACCAAAAATATGTATCTTTAAGCTCTTCTTTAACTCGTTCAATATCGTTTTGTAAAAGATAATCTATTTCATTATCAGATAATCCGAGACCAGATTCAGAAATATTCCTACCAACACCGATCGTTTCATAACCAGCAGAACATAAATAAACTTTAGATTTTACGCCTTCATGCCGTTTAATCATCTCGACTAGCTTACTCATTACTTTTCTCTAGCTACTTGATTAACTTTTTCATATGAACGCATAGCGCCTAAACCAAGCATTCCCATCATAACTGGGACGAGTAATGTTGTATCTACTTCTGGTACATCTATCCAGATACTAATTATATTAGCGATAATAGTGTTATAGAGTAAACCTAATGCACAAATCCACCCGATCGCAGGTCGCCATCCTGCGACAAACAAGCTCTTGTGTGCCGCTTCCATCTTATTAATTTCGAGCTGACCTTTAAGAGCTTCTTGAGCGTGGCGCTCTGACATGGTGGCGATTTCGTGAGCCAACGCATTCTTCTGATCTTTGTCCTCTATAAACTTATCTAGCAACCCTGTAACTGGGCCAATAAGTTGTCCTACTAAACTCATGATTTATTTCCTATTTGACCATGCTTGTGCACCAAAAAACGCAGCTAATATACCTGCAACAGATACAAAATAGACTGCTGCCATATCGCCCAAAATAGACGCAGCTTGATTCATCCCGAAAAACTCACTAACAACTACAAGGCTTGGGTATAACAACATTCCCCAGAGAGCAAACCAACTCATCGCCCTTTGAGCGTCAGCCCGTTCATGCCGTAAGCGTAGCTCCTGCAATTCTCTGCTAGTCTGCAATTCTTCATCGGTAACTACGCCGTCACCATCCGAATCGTATTCCGCATACTCGCTACCATCTTCTAAGCGTTTTGCTGCCATCTTAGTCCCAGAAGTTTGTATTCGGCGCTGCATATTTTGGAATGCAGTACGCTGTTATATTTTGTTGTGACGACATTCTGTTGTTTTGCACGATTCGGTATTTACCGCTTTCTACCATGTAAGCAAAGAAGTTACATCTATCGATTGATCGAAAGAAAAACTGCTCATTTAACTGAGCATTATCTACTACAACGATGAGCAAAAATGCCATAATCATCCATAAATCCTAACAATAAACATAACAACTAAAGCAGCAATAGCTCCCCCAATTAACAAAGTAACTCCCCCCACTAAAATTTGATTTATTAGCCGATCTCGTTCTTTCTTTTTACGAGCAATCATCTTCAAGTGCGCTTGTCGGTCTAGCTCTTGCTGTTTTTTGGCTGCTTTGAAATCCTCTAATAATTGGGGATCTGCTACAAGTAGGAGGTCGTGAACCGACTGCCAGTGCCGCTCGTATTGCCTTTTCAACATTTGGAGCTTCAAAAGCTCGTTCTGCGTCAGAGGTTTAAACGTGCTTTGTCTGCGCTCTGCCTCAAAATTAGTAAGCCCTTCACCAAAGTCTGAGATCATTCCCATAACTTTGTGAACACCCTGCCCCGTCTCATTAGCCTGTGAGATCAAGCCATTGATGGCAGACAAAGTGGCGGAAGCCGCTGCGATGCTTTCAATCACCACCGCTTAACAATCCTGTTAGGCCAGTAGCTGAGGCAGAGCTACCGCGACAATTACGGTGACATATACGCCCCAAATCATCATTTCAAGACGATCAAACCGTTTCGTACCAGATTCAAGGCGTCTTTCAATAGCCTCGTAGCGCACGGCACATTCCCGCTCATGCGCTTCAATCTGGGCGATTGCCTTCTCAGTCGGTGTCACTGGAGTTGACCAGAAACAACAGGCTCTTCATCGAGTGTAGCCACGTTGTCTTGTGCAGGGGCTTGCTCTTTAAGTTCAGCCATAAAGCGATCACGCATTGCGCCCATCTGGCTCATCGCTTCGCCAGTGACCATGCCGTTTTTGGCGGCTGCGTCGATTAGGTTTAATACGTTAGCTAGATCGTGAAGTTGAATATGCTTGGTTTCCATTACCACGGTACTCCTGATGCGTCCACTGGGGTTGCTTTTTTGTT